CTCAGTGTCAGAAGTAATGAAAAGATACTCACGATTAAATATCCTACTTGCTTCTTTCATATCAGTGGTTGCGAGCAACTTACTGTTTACCTGATTGAACCGATTATTCAATTCATACAACACATATTTTAACTGAGTCGAGTACAACTTCCAGTTAACACTGGGTTTTTGTTGAGCAGCAAACCGAAGTAATCCATTATACCGACTTCCCACAGATACGGTTCGTTCCCAGTTAGCAATACCAACGAAGTTGCTGTTGGGATCTTTCTCGAAATAAGTGACTAACGACGATACTCCGATCAATCCTCCAGTAATTGCTGCTGCATGTATCGGAGAGTAATTATTATCTATAAAAAATTTCATAGACTGTAAACGACGAAGGTCAAGCGGAGCGTCAGATACATCGTCATCTTTAAATGTCATAACTGAAGAAGCAGTTTGAACTTTAGATGGTTGCTCTACGCGCGGGAGACTCCCGAGTATGAGAGGAATCTGAGAAGACTTACCGTCGATGAATACACCGAAAACAAACGCACCCGCAACTAGTTGAGGAATACGACCGATACCTGATATACCACCTTCAGTCGCCGGAATCAAAACCTGCGCCCAAGGTAGGTCGCGTTCAGGTATCTCACCTGTAGAGGGATTATGTACGCCATTGATACGAACCTTGACTCGACCCTCTAGACCTGCCGGAGGAACAGCATTGATCACCGTAGCAAAGAACCAACGATAATCGTCACCATAGAATTCTTGTTGTATTGGTCTTAAAATATTCATATCTTAAAATTCTTTGGTAAATCGCCCAACTTGGTAACGCGCATTGATGAATCGTGCGTGTTGTTTATGAGTTTATGACTAATGGCTAATATTAAGTAGTCGCCAGACTTTCGTTTATCAATTGATTCTGCGATTGACTTGCCCTCAGATTGCATATCTGAATTTAAGAATAAGATACGAACTTTTCTCCCTGTTGATACCTTACCTTGAAATAGGGATATACCGTCTAAAGAAACATCGATGACGTTTTTCTTTAATAGCTGCCTGATAATTTTATTCTTCGCTTTTAGTTTCGATTCAAAGATATTACCGTTTTCATCTAACAATGTTGCTTCATCATGATAACCCAAGTATTGGTTATATGTGTTAGACGATGTGACTTGATGCGTATGATGCGAATTATATTCATCAGACAGTTTACCTTCTATCAACAAAGAGGGGTCAAAAATTGATTGTGTAGTTGCATCATCAATCATCCCGCTAGTATACATCTCGGTCAGTATTTCTCGGACAGATAAATGTGAACCAACTGCTTTTCCTGTGCCGGCATCAATGTTTTGATAGAACGATCCAACTGATCCAGTTTCAAACAATCTAAGCGTGTTCTCAGCGTTCATCTCTTGGTATGAATTGATATCATAGTATGGACCCAGTAAAGCGTCTTTGTCTTTTGCACCTTTACTTGCAGTGCTATAACGATAAGGATAATCTTCGTTTATGATTGGTTCCTGTAATAAACTATCGAGATCTGACAAATATAATGTATCGCTGTACAAATCCGCGGATAAAAAGATTGGCGCTCCTGTTTGAGTCGTCGCTCGATTAAGAACCCAATTCGCTGCTTGAAGAGGGTTCATATAGGGAACGATAATCTTTCTCACACCTTGTGCCGAACCTGAAAAAAATGATCGACCGACAGGTTTCTTTAATTCGTTTTCGCAAATACTCTTGACCATATCTTCGATGTTGGATGTAAACGAGCGACTGATTTGTTTTACTGAGTTTACATAAAAATGCTCTTCTACCAACTCTAAAGAAAGTACCTCTGAACGCTCATTCATACGCTTTGAATCTAAGATGCTTGATATGAAAAAATATTTTTCAAATAGAGGTTCAGAAGGATTGTCTGGATTTCCAATTGAGATCAATATGCGCTCTGTACCTTGCGCTGATAATGAAGTTCTAAAACCAAAGTCATCGAGTATTACTATTTTCGCATCAATATAAGGTTTATACAAGTTCTCATAGAATTTTACTTCCATAATATTGTTCTTGACGTCGACACTTAAATCTTCTGATGAGATTGAAGAAAGTATAACGTCAGCACGAATGATCACGAATGGCGAATTTATTTTCATTAATTATTTTCCAACAACCTTTTATATTCTGAAACCACCCGATCAATTTCTTGTTTTTTAATTACTCGTATTCTTTTTGATTTGTCGTTTTCGTCGACGAAGAAGTCCAGATTGGTTTTAGGGATAGCGTTGATTGTTTTTGATGGCGGGTCAAGTATTATACTAACCCAGTCCCCTGAATCGTTTTCATAATGGTGTGTACCCTCATACTCGTATACTGTGTTCGTGAGAACGGTATCTGAAGTAAGAGGGTTTCCCGAAATAGGTTCAGCATACTCAAGCGATGTTGATGTCGTTATATCAGTGTCGGCAGAGATAACTATTTCAGCAACATCTAAATTTTTCATCACGACGACACCCGAGGCACCGTCGACTAGAACTTCTTTACCCATCGGATATATATCAGTGAATAGCGACAATGCTGCAGCAGAATCACTTGCCGCACCAGAGTTGATAACTGCAGTCAAATCAAGTTTGGCAGTATAGTTCTTAAAGAAATCTTTTTGTGCCGCATCATATAAGTCATTAACAGATAATGGCCAACCCGTTTCGCGTAATCGTTCATTCATTAAGAAGAACGTCCACTCGTATTCGTCAGTTCCATAAAGGCGATGCGAAAGAGTGTCTGGTCGGTCATAGTCTCTGATCTCATATTCTATGTATGTTGAAACTCGGTTGCGCAATGTGTCGACAAGTTCACTATATTTTGATATATTCTGATAGGATACAGGTTGTTCTTCATTGCCGAATAAGTATGAGATCCGTGGGAAATTATTAAAATAGTTGGACATTAGAATCCCTCTCTTACTTTTTTCTTGTCAAGCGTTGCAAACTCAATGAAGTTTAAAGTCATATCAACCTCGATAAAATAATTCCCGTCCTTTCCTTCATACATACCCGTGGAAGTTTGATTGAAAACGGTATCAATTGATTTTAGATAACACCTTTGGAATTTGAACGCTGGTGTTTTCGATTTACTGTCAAGTAATACTATCTCGAAAATGTTAGGAAATTTATACGCGAAGGGGATTGTTTCGTCAACATTAATCGCTTCAGGATAAACTTCGCGGCGGAAGAATTGAATAATTTTTTTAATTTCTTGTGATTCTTTCTCGCTCTTTGCGATCATACGGAACGGAAAGGCAAACGAACGCATGTTTACACCTTCGAATATGGTTCGAATATTTGGGTTAGTGGTGATTCGGGTTGACTCTCGAACTGCGTTTGATACGCCATCACCAGCAACCAGTCCACCTCCAGCACCAAGTAAACCTGAACCAAACAATTTTCCGGCGATAGCACCTACACCTACAGTTGCCGCTCTTGCCGCCATTTGTGCTGCAATCCCCTTAGTTGCTCCAGTTATTGCACCGGCATCATTTGATGCGCCTTCACCATCAGGCGTTAAGGCGCGAATCAACCCTGCCCCCGTATTTGTTGCTGATTGTTGGTAGTTCACCCCATCGCTATACGTTATTCCTCTTTGCATTGGAAGCATTACCACGCCAACTGGATCACCGCCTACAGAAAAATTATCGTAACTGTTTAAATTTCCAGTATCTTTGATAAACTGAGATACGCTTTCTCCGCTTAGTTTTTTCAAATTTTGCGCAACTTCAGTTGCAGCATTTCCAACAGCATCTAGTGTTTCTGTGACAACTTCCGCAACGCTCTCCGCTTCTGCCAGTTGCTTTGCCGACTTCCTTATCTCATCAGTATACTGAGATGCTTTTTGCGCCAACTTATTATCCTTTAATGGTTCGATTTCATATGCTGTGAACATAAGACGAACTGGATAATCTCCCTTGAGATTCTCAGGCCATTGAAAAAACTTCTGTTCTGACTGCTCCTCAGGCACATCTGTCGCTTCAGGGTTTTGCTCATCAGTTGCATTAAATTCTGCAACTGGTTCTCCTTGATTCGCACCAACCCCAGCAGCTTCTCTTATTTGTTGTGGTGTTAGTTTATCTCCAACCTTTACGTCGTAAATATTATCTGCCATTAGTGCACCCTAATAAATAACTGTGGATTATTATTCAATTATTTATAGGCAATCATGGCATCGTATAAAGGAAGATACAAAGTAAAAAATCCAAAGAAGTATGAAGGCGATCCGACAAGCGTCATTTACAGATCACTTTGGGAGAGAAACGCATTCCGTTGGTGCGATGAAGCGACGAGTGTCAAGTCTTGGTCAAGCGAGGAAGTCGTCATACCTTATTATTATGAAGTTGACAAGCGATATCATAAATATTTTATGGATCTTAAAATTGTACTTGAAAGCGGGAAGACAATCCTCGTTGAAATCAAACCATTCAAAGAAACTAAACCTCCAACTGGCAATCGTAGAACAAAACGCTACATTACTGAGGGGTTTACCTATGTCAAAAATCAGAATAAGTGGGAAGCGGCAGCAGAGTATGCCGCCGACCGTGGGTGGGATTTTCAGATATGGACTGAAAAAGAACTCGAGAAGATGGGTATTTTACCGAAATCAATGAAACCGTTGAAACCTTTTACTAAAAAGAAGAATAAATAGTATCAGGAAAATAAGGTAAAGTAGATGTCAAATTTATTTAAGACGGTAGAATACGAAGCGTTCCGTGCCGGCATTACGCCAAGGACACAAGAGTCACGCAATTGGTTTCGTAAGAAAGTACAGAACATGCGTGGAGTAAATCGCCGAGCATTGATGAATGAAGATCCAATTACGAAAACGCCAGACTCGGTGACAGGATCAATGTATATGTTCTTTTACGACGCCAAGCATCGTGACAAGTTACCATACTGGGATTCGTTCCCATTGGTAATCGCAGTCGGACCAGCAGAGAAAGGGTTCTACGGTTTGAACCTTCACTATTTACCAATTGAGTTGAGGGCGAAGTTCTTGGACTCGCTGATGGACATTACGAACAATAAAAAGTACGATGAGTCGACGCGATTTAATATTACATACAGTCAACTGAAACGTGCTTCTAAAATGAAATACTTTAAACCTTGTTTCAAGCACTACCTGACATCACAGGTAGAAGGTAAATTTGCATATGTGCCACCACCTGAGTGGGAGATTGCTACGTTCCTTCCGGTCGCGCAATGGAACAAGGGTTCGCAGTCTCAGGTATACAAAGACTCTAGGAGTATGATCTAATGGCATTAAGACCAGGATCGATAGAAGACCTTAAATCGTTAATATCAGACAAGGGTGGATTTGCCAAAGCGAATTTATATTATGTGCTATTACCTTCTTGGAAAGAAAATGGGTTGGGTAATACAGCGAAACCGCAAGAACTCGGTATTCTCTGCCGTTCTGTTTCGCTACCCTCGCGACAATTAGCCACATTGCAAAGAATAATTGGTCCGGATAAACAAGACGTTGTTTATGGATATCAAAACCCAAACCTTTCTATGACATTTCGCGTACTCAATGACCAAAGCACTAGAGCATATTTTGAGACGTGGCAACAAAACATCATACAAAACAATGACAGATCTTCTGAAGGAAACTACTCTATTGCGTTTCCGGACCAATACATGAAGAACATATTCGTTTACCAATTAGAACGCGGAAGAGCGCTCCCTATTTTCAATAGAAATAAATCAATCGAACTTGGACCATTAAACATAAACTTGGAAGCAAATATAGATCTTCTTCAGGGCGGTGGCGCAAACTATCAATGGGCAATGTTTAATGCCTACCCTGTAACGTATCAGTCAGAAACACTTACCGACGACGGCAGGGATCAAATTAGTGAAATTACGATTGAGTTTGCATATAAGAATTGGGTTGGTGCGCCGATGAAGGTTTCTGATGGCGCGACACTTCTTGGATCTGTTTCGGCAGACGCATCTTCTATCACAACGAAAGCAATCAATAAAATTTATGACATTTTAAATTAATGGAGATACATTATAATGGGTTTACCTGTATTGAACGACACACCAAAATATGAGATGACGATACCTTCGTCCAGTAAAAAAGTTAGATATCGACCTTACCTAGTCAAGGAAGAAAAAATTCTCCTTCTAGCAAATGAATCACAAGATCAAAATGCTATTATGTCGGCGATTACTGATACAGTTTTATCTTGCGTGCAGGATAATGTAGAACGAAGCGAACTAACCACCTTTGACTTAGAGTACATGTTTGTAAAGATTCGATCAAAATCTGTCGGCGAAAAGGTCGAGATGTATTATGCGTGCAATCATTGTGAGCAAGAAAACGAAGTGATAATTGACCTAGAAGAAGTTAAATGTGAGGTCAACAATCAAAGTCAAATGATAGAGTTGACCGAAGATATTAGTCTCGAGATTGGTTATCCTAGTTATGATGGTATTGACATTGAAGCGAACGAAACTGATACAGGGTTCTCAATTATTGCTAATTCTATCAAGACAGTATACACCAAAGAAGAACGAATTGATATGGTAGACGAATCAAAAGAAAATATTCGCGCATTCCTAGAATCAATGACAAGTTCTCAGTTTAAGAAAGTAGCGGAGTTCGTGAAAGAAATGCCAGTAGTTTTGATCCAAGACTCATTCGTTTGCAAATCTTGCGGAACTGAGAATAGGGTTGAGATACGAGGCATCTCTGATTTTTTTTAGTATGCCTCTCTCATGAGACGTTAGAAAATTATTATAAAATTAACTTTTTTCTACACCGTCATCATAAATACTCTTTGAGCGAGCTTGATAATATGATACCTTGGGAAAGAGAGGCATACTTAATAATGTTGCTTCAAGCATTAGAAGAAGAAAAAGAAGCGAGGAAGGCAAACCAAAATGGGTCTGGATGAACTGATTTTAAATCAAGAAATCACTGCTGAAGAGATTGGATTTCTTCGAAATGATATTGCTGAGTTCGTAAGAGAACTCAAGAGAGATCGAATGGATCTTTTGGAGATCCTTCAAGAGTCTCGTCGCGATCCAGTACCACCACCGACTCCAGAACCTACAGAGACTGAGTCTAAGAGAGCAGAACCAACAGATAGGGCGAATAAGTTTCTTAGTTCGCTATTTTCCCCAAAGGGATTAATCGCTGGACTCAGTGCCGCCTCTCTTGCACTTTATGCGTTTAGGGATGATGTCTCAAAAAATTCTAAATCGTTTTCAGATTCACTCTTACAGATGTTCCCTAGTTTCTTGAAACCAGGAGATCCTGGCGATCCAGACGATAAGTCACTAACCACAACTGTTACAGGAAGCGGCGAACGATTACTCGTTCGCGCGACTAAAACAGAAGCAGCACAAAAAGCAGTGGCGGCGACTACTAAAATCGCAGGAACAACACTAAGTTCAGCAGCTGCCAAACCTGCAGCAGCGGTTAAGGGAAAAGTTGTTGAAAAGATTGTCGAAAAATACGGGAGCGCCCCTGAGCAAGCACCTAAACTAGCACAAAAAATAATGGAAACGGCGACTGGATCTGCTATCCCAAAAGAACCAGGAGCAGCAGCGAAATCTATAAAAAGTGTCGCAAAAACGGTGGTTTCTGGAGCGGGAAAATCTGCATTGAAAACATTACCTCTAATCGGTGCTGTTGCTGGTGTCGCCTTTGGTATGCAAAGATTACTTAATGGGGATCCGGTTGGTGCTGCTTTAGATATATCTGCCGGTTTAGCAGGAGGCAGCGGAGTTGGTGCACCGGCAGCAATCGCTGGTAATGTGTATTCTCTATCTCGAGATGTCTATAATTCAGTTTATGAAACTGAGGACAGAAAATTTCCATTCGAAGCAGACTTAATTAATGACGCAGAAATGGTTAAGGAACGAATGGCGAATATTATTCCAGCGGTTCTTGAAGCAATTAAAGAAAGTCAAGATGATGGTGAACCTTCAATGACACCAGCTCAGAGGAGAAGGGCACAAAGATCTCGCGGTAGACCTGAACCGAGTAACCCGCTTGGAGATGGACCACCACAAGTTGCAGCAGCATCAGATTTTACGCCAAGAAGTAGAACTCGCGCCGGACTTTCGACGAGGCAACAAGTGTCAGAACCGTTAATACAAGGGACAATGGATCAAGTTACAAGTGCTGGAAGTGTAAGTGTTACTACAATAAATGCGCCATCAAATGTTACAACTCAAAATAACGTCGCGCAAAATACTCCACCAGCAATGCAGCAACCAACAACTTCTAATAGTTCTCTATTAGATGCTTATATGCCAGCATAAAAAAAGGGGACCTAAGTCCCCCCAAAAACGTCTCGGCAAGCTCTTCGCCCACGGAGGTTGTTTTTGATCCTAGTCTTCGGCAGCAAGTCTCGAGAAGAATGACATAGTGTCTTCCTCATCGTCTACGGCAGAAGTTGCCATGGCGGCAGGAGCAACTGAAGGTGCAGGTTCTGGTGCGGCAACTGATCTCATAGGAGCAGGTGCACTTACCTCTTCCAAAGCAACCTGTTGACTTGTAGTCTGAGTAGGCGATTCTCCCAAAACCATAGCGAGTCGTGCTGATAACTCATCATATGTTTTGTAGTTTGCAGGATCAGTAAACTCATTCAGATCATAAAGACCTTCATATACCTGCTCGAGTTCACTGTCGTCACCACTCATAAGCGGAGAAGGCGAAGCGAACTCTGACTTATCGTAGTTACGATATCCCTCGACGTTACGAATCTTCAACTTGAACGAAGCACCTTCCCAAAAGTCAAATGGGTTAATTGGTTCTTCATCAGCAAACTGAGGTTGCATTACATCCATAACCTTATCGAAGATTTTCTTACCGAAAGTGTAAAGGAATACCTTACCTTCGTTCGATGGATTCGCTGGATCTGATTCGACCAACACGTTCGCGACATAGTGAAGACGACGCTTCTGAATACGTGCTGTTTCTTTATCGGCATCATTGCCTGAGTTCCAGAGACGCGAGTTTAACTCACCGAGTGGATCTTGCTGACCAATACTTGTGAGAGACTTCTCGATGTACCATTGACCAGTTGGACCCTTGAACCCGTGATCCCAGTAGCGTACCCATGGAAGTTCGTTACCTTCTGCTGCCGGTAGGAAACGCAGAACAGCATATCCATTACCTGCTTTATCAACAGATGGTTTCCACTGACGCTCGTCGGCATAGGACTTTTTATCTTTGGGGGCGTTATCTACGTTTGCCGCAGATACGAGATTTGAAATTGAATTGCGATTACGCTTTAAATTAGCAAATGACATAGTATGTTCCTTGTATTAACAATGTATAGTTTTGTATAAGTTTATCCACAGATTTCATAACCAATACAGTATATAGTGCCTATTTTTCAATCAATAGGCAAGCTTTCAGATCCGTTATCCGCAATATAATTTAACTTCATTGCGTCGACTTCAAGCTTCTCTTTGATCGCCGGAGAGATGTATTTCTTTACATCCTCGGGTTCTATTGTGTGCTTCTCGCAAAGATACATGATAGCATCCAGATACGATAGCGAAAGGTTCAGTACAGTTTCTTCAACCATCATACTGAATCGCTTCTTGGTCATCAAGAAGTCTTCAACTTTTTCTTCAGCGTTCATTTTGTGTTCCCATAGTTAATCGAAAGACCCGTCTTCCTTCATCCCACACCAGTTACACGATTCACCTTTCGAGCAACAGTGTGGTCCATTGTACTTGCAATTATGTTCCCACATATTAGCAGGAATGCTTACATTCTTATTAAAGATCTTGTCCCAGTTGCTATCAAATGTTTTTTGATCAACTGAGAGCGGTCTTGGTTTATCACCCTTTCCGTTCATATTCCCTCCACCATGCTGGGATACGACGACGAGTCCACTTGGCGAACTCGCGTTTATCTTCCCAGTAAAAGTTACGATAAGATGCGATCGAGTCGCCCTCGACAATACAGTGAGGATACTGCGCCATGGCGGGTGTCGGTTGAGTAAAACCTTTCCGGTCTAATCCATCAGGTGGGAGAAGCAGGTAATAGTCAAGTTTGCGAATAGACTCATGTACGCGACCGTAGCGATGCGTGTACTCGCGTCCAAGACTCATCCACATATCATATAACCAGTTATAGTTCTCGCGCGAATCGCGTACCCACTTCGCTGAGGGATGGTTAACGTGACATGCTTTATAGACGTTTTCGTTCATGAGCGGATCTTCAAGAAAGTAACGCTTGACTCTCCTGCCATTTACTGTACGACCTTCCCACTCATTACCGTCGATGACTCGATGTGCTGTTGAGAGAAGTTGTGCATACTCGATACACATTTTCACTACATGCTTGTCGCAGTGCTGTTCGGCGCAAGCATCTGGATCATTATCTAGATAGAAGATATTCATTTCTGAGTTTGTTTCTGCCTTCGTTGCATTCTAAGGACACGCGTTAACATGCCGCGATTAATATGATTCAAACTATAATACTGTTTTTTCGCACGTTTGTCAACTAACCCGCACTTTCTCAACAACTTCGCTTGCTTACCATTCATGATCTACTCTCCAAAAAGTTTTCAATTGCCTCGCCGCCTTTCTCGTCGACGAAACGCATTCCTTCATATAATTTGGATACAACAAAAAATGAGATATCCCAAACAACCACTACGGGAAAAACCAGTGCTACTTTTAACGCTCTTTTCATAACATCAATCCTCTTTAGTGACGCCCCCAATAGGAGCACTTCACGGCAACATTTGCAACTGTAACCTGACCCACGAACCTGCAACCTAGGACGCTGTTCGTTTATTGTATTAGAGGCGAAGTGCTTTTATTGAAAGCGTCGATCATAATAGATCGACGACTTCTCTTTGCTTCTTAGCAGGTTGACGAATACCGAGGGAGGTCTCGAGGATCTCAATCTCTTTGTCCTTGCGTTTTTGCCACTGCGCTTCGGTACGCTTACCCTTCTCAAAAAACTGAGACGCCTTGAGGCGCTCTAGGGCACCTTCGCGACGAAGTTTAACTGTATGTTTACCTCGCATTCTGAC